TTATATATGTTTTAACTAAAGTATAACTATTTTTATATTTATATAATTCTTTACCATTTACATTGTCTAGTTTAGGAACTAATGTTTTTAATACTTCTAGCACTTGTTTAGGTGAGTCCCAGTTTACACCAACTCTTCGTAACTCTGTTCTATCAGTAAACAAATCGCCTTGTATATATTTTAATACAAACCTTTGTAATTGTGGATGCTCTATTACTATATCATCTAATGACTTAGCAATATCTTCAGCACGAGTACAAAACTCATGACTTAAACCTTTCCACTTTTCTGTATCAATATCTAGACCGTTGTATTCTATATCAGAAAATGCTAATACAGCATTGTTTTCTAAATCTACAACATTTTGTAACTCCTTTTCTTTTATTTGTGGTAATTGTAATAATTTAATATTAATTAAATACTCTACATCTTTAGCACCATATCTTAATTGTGTATCATTAAATGGTTGGCCTTGCAAGTTAACAAACTTGTTCCTTGGCTCTTTATCCATTTCCTCATCAAAATACTTTTTAACTAAATGTTGTAGACCATATCTTACATCTGATTTACCACAATGTAATAGTCTTTCTACCAAAAATGTATCATAAACATTAGATAGCTCTATATTAGCCCATCTCTTAATAAATTTATAATCAAACTTAGCATTATGTAATATTTTTATTATGTCTTTACTTTCT